GCCCATTCCACACTTTGAACATCACGCTTGTCACGATAATATAAATCATGATTGCCAGGGATAAAGTACACAGTATCAAAGTTGGCTGAGAGATGTTCCAGAGCACGGAGACTATAGTTAAGAGTGACAATATTGATACTAGCACGATTGTTATGCCAATCTCCAAGAAAAAACGCTGTTTCACATCCTTCCTCCTTAGCTTTGGTCGTAAACCATTTAATGAAATTTAAACAATCGTCGTTGTGTGTTTGACTGTTGCTTTTTAAGCCAAAATGAATATCTGTGCAGACTGCTGCTCGTTTAAAAAGATTAGACATCTATATAGTTTATACTTTTGTAAGTAGTGAAGTCAAACTTAATCGTCGTTGTATTCGCCGGACGGCGTACCTCCGCCCCAACTACCCATACCTTGTCTAGTATAACTAGGAGTTAGTCCGTTCATTTCGAGAATATCGTCGCGTAAGTTCTGATTACGCTTCTCGATATTAAGAACCCTAGTAAAACTATTAGTGATAGCGGCAGTATAATAGGCAAAAGGATTTTGTGACTTGCTCTCATCAAATTGTAGTCCTATCTGTGATAATTGTAATAATGCTTGGCTGCGCATTTCGTCGTTGTAAGTGTAACCACGCCAGTTACTTCTAGTAGCATAACGTTCGCACAATTTTATAAACATATGCGCCAAGGTGCGAGTCATGGTGCCATGTTCTTTATTAAATTTACCTTTTATTAAATCACCTTGCCAATGACTTTTGCCTACACAATACGGCACTCCGTTTTCGTCTATTTTATAATGTTGAAATGGAGGAAAGTTAACTTTAATATATTTGTTTGAAGTGGTATCTTGAGGTTGATCGTCGTATTCTGTGATTGGATTTTCGCTGTCGTCGAGCAAAACAAATTTGTTCTTTTTAGTTTTTGAATTATCAATTGGTATGTGTTCCCAGGTCATAATACGAAACACAATATCAGTTTGAGAAATTTTGCTTGTCTTTATTGAAAAATCGTCTAACTTTAATTTAGTTGGACTTGTAGCCTGGGCCGCATCATACGCTGCTCTTGTAAGCCTTTCTGCTCTTAATTTACGCCCTTCTGCAGTGTTTTTTTTGTTTATTTTGTCAATACTAGGTAAAATAATATCATAATAACCATCATCTGGTGTAGTAAAACTACAGTACGTCATTTTACTCTTGTGAATTTCTTTTAAAATATCACGATTGTTTAGATAATTTTGTTTCATTTTTTTCCTTAAAATACGCAGTTAATTTAGCAAATAAATAATAAAAAAGCAAGAGGAATTTTTATGGCAGTAGTTACGGGTGGTGTTGCAAACGGAGGATATGGCCGTTTTGTTGATAACACAAGCAGTTTTGAAAATATAGCCGAAACAAGAAAAACAGCCAACGGCGGAATTTTTTCTAATTTTAGTCCTAATAACGGTACTACCACTCTACCTTTAAGCCCTGCTGATTCTAGATTATCAATAGCAGGTTTAAATACCGGCGGGGGACTAACCACAAAAGCATTTACCCAAACTCCTAACATAACATTTGGACAATCCGACGGGTCCGGCAATGACTGGAGGGTAAGAGTAAGTATTAGTCCAAACGCAAAAATTTTGTATTGGTCATCAAATGCCGGAATTCTCCAACCGTTAAAAAATACAAATGGTTTCATTTTTCCCTACGTCCCACAAGTGACAGTTACACATAATGCTAATTACAGTACAGTTCCTTTAACACATGCTAATTATGCCCAATATTTCTATGAATCAAGTGCCGTTGGCTCAATAAGTATATCTGGAGACTTCACTGTTCAATCAGCAGCTGAAGGAAAGTATTTTTTAGCGGCATTATATTTTTTTAGAGCAATAACAAAAATGTTTTACGGACTATCAGCAGATTATCAAGGAAGTCCGCCACCTATCGTTTATCTTGACGGATATGGACAGCATTATTTACCACATGTGCCTTGTGTAGCAACAAGCTTTACTCATACTATGCCCCAAGATGTAGATTATATGGAAGTTGCTACTACACAATCAATTAGTTCAAGTACTACAAGCAGCACTTTACAGGGACCAGGTTTTGGATCAATTACTTTGCCGTCAGTACCAGGAACTAACGCCGGCAGTGGTATAACTACTCAAAGTGTAAATAACGCATTTAATAGAGTTCCTACAGTAAGCACGTTCAATTTAACGTTACAACCAATAATGAGTAGAACACAGGCAATTGGGTTTGATTATGCAAAGTTTGCAGCAGGTCAATTAATTGTAGGTTCAACTAATACCTTCCCGGGGGGCTATCTATAATGGCTAAGATACAATATGCTGCTACAAGTCCATATTTTAAAACAAAAACTTTTGGTAATTTTTTAGATGTAATGATTGACAGGCCTGTAACTAAATCACCCGATGATGTTTTGTATGCTATTGACAGTGTTTATCAATATAGACCAGATCTATTAGCATCAGACCTTTATGGAACTAGTGCATTATGGTGGGTTTTCGCACAAAGAAATCCAAATGTTCTTGTAGATCCCTTAAAAGATTTTGTTGCAGGCACAAGAATTTATATACCTAAAATAGACACTCTTAGGCAAGACTTAGGAGTTTAATCAATGGCAATCAAAACAGAAGCGGCTTTCATTGAAGAAAGACTACGTAACGCTCAAGATTCGGTCCGTGGTAACAATGTTACAGGTAAATCTAATAGTTATAGCGTTGAAGTTTCTGGTACTGTTCCTGAAAACATACTACACAAATATGCTAATTATACCTATAGAATAACATTATTTTTTCTAACATCAAAAGACTATAACAATCTCGCAAAAAATCCAGCTAGTTTTCAGCCTAAATATTCTTTAATTAGTAGCTCCGGCGGTTATGCAATGACCATGGGAGGATTAGTTGCTCAAGAAACTAAAACAGGTAGTGCAGATTATAATCAGACTTTAAGGCACCCAGATTTTCAAACTGATTTTTTTATTGATAATCTTCAAATTCAAACAATAGTTGGTTTAAATGCAAAAACAAAAGCTTCAAATGCAGTTGATATAGGTTTTACCATTACTGAACCTTATGGTTTAAGTTTGCTTGATAGATTATTAAGCGCATGTGAAACTTCAGACGATGCCTCAGTTAATTACATGTCTCAACCCTACTTACTACAAATTGATTTATTGGCAAGTCCTACAGATGAACAGTTAGCTGGCTCGACGAATAACGTCATTACAAGGAAACGTATAGCAATTAAGTTGTTAGAAATGAAAATTAAACCTACAGGGTCAGGCACAACATATGCATGTAAAGCTATGCCTTATAATCATTCAGCTTTTGACACAACTACAGCCTCGTTACCCGTAGCTATGAAAATAGAAGCTGGCACAGTAGGAGAGTTTTTTAGCAGCGAAAATCAACTTGTTAATACATTCACGCAACAAGTTCAAGAAAATGAAGATCGTCTTGAACAAGAGTTAGAAAAATGGATCAAAGAAAACACAATAATTTTTGCTAATCAAAAACCAACCCCGGAGCAAATAGAAAGACAAAGAGAAGCATTATTAGAAGGAATGGCTTACAATACAAAAAGTTTGCCCGCTGCTTATAACGCCTATATGGATAAAATTTCAAAAGAAAAAAAGCTTGCAAAAAAACCTCCTACTAAGATAGCATTTAATATTCCTAGTGAGGAAATAGCTAAGTCGCCTATAGTAGAAGCAGCTGAAAGTTCCTTCACTGATATAGGCATGGATAATACTTCTAGTGGGTACACCAAAGCAGACAGAAAATTTAAAAGTCAGCAATCTTTTTCTTTTCATGCCGGATATAGTATTATTGACATTATAGATATGGTAATGTCAAAAAGTGATTATGTAAAAAAACAAATTGAAACACAGAAATCCACGCAAAATACTGCTGACGCTAACAGTCAATACACTAATGACAGTGAAAGAGCCGGTAACACTAATACTCCTAAAAAGTTAATGTGGTATAAAATTTTACCTACTGTTGAGCTTAAAGATTTTGATAATAGTACTAACACTTATGAGAAGACAGTGTTATATTCAATTATGCCTTACACTGCCGCCAACACGTATCATCCTAATTTTGCTAAAGTTGATGCGTCTAATGCTGCTGATGCAGTTGTGAGAACATATGATTATTTGTACACTGGCAAAAATCAAGACATTTTGAGACTTGATGTAGATTTTGATTCTTCATTTTACACACTTGTTACCACAAAAGGAGATCAGGTAAGAAGAACAGCAACAGATGCAGGTAGCGATATAAAAGATGTTGATGAAACTGAATATGGTAACGAAAGTAGTGATTACAGAGCCTTTCCTCCTGTAGTAAAATCTTTTACTGGTTCAAATAAAAATTCAGTTGGTACTGCAAATGCTACTAATCCTAAAGAACAAGTTATTGCAGACATGAAAACTAGTCTTTATACAAGACAACGAGGTGACGCTTTAAATGTTAAGTTGCAGATCATCGGAGACCCTTCGTTTATTAAACAAGATGATATTTACTACACTCCAGCTAATCCTGAAGAATGGAATAAACTTTTAACAAATAGATTAGGAAATAATTCTTTACGACCAATTAGCGAAAATGGACAAATATTATTTGATGCTGAACAAGTGTATGTGCGGTTGAATGTAAAGAACTCCATTGACATAGATAATACATTAGGTATTGTTAATAAACAAGAAGTATTATCAAATGGCAGATCGACGGATGGTAGTTTTAGCGGCATATACAAAGTTTTATCAGTACAAAGTGAATTTAGTAGAGGACAATTTACTCAAACTTTAGACCTTATACGCATACCAAATGCAGTTATACCTGATAGCAAAACTGAATCAAATCAAAGACAAAATGATTAATCTAAAAATTTTAAGTAGTAATCTAAATATGGAAATTTTTAATAATGGCTGAAAATAAATCAAGTGCAGGAAGATTACCCGACTGGGCAGGCACATCAAGTTATAACAAAGGTATAAATTTAGATCCTGGACCATTTATAGGAATTATCAAAAATAATTCTGATCCGGCTAGAGCAGGACGTCTTGCGGTTTGGGTACCAGCCATTGGCGGCGACGAAGAAGATCCAGATAAATGGTACGTAGTAAGATACGCAAGCCCATTTTTTGGAACCACTTTAGGTTCCAGTTCAGATACCAATGATAGTTTTGTTTCTTCTAGGCAAACTTATGGTTTTTGGGCAGTTCCGCCTGATATAGGTAACAAAGTTCTTATAACTTTTGTGCAAGGCGATCCTAATCAAGGATACTGGTTTGCTTGTGTTGCAAATCATCCTACTCAGCATATGGTTCCTGGCATTTCAAGACCATTTGGAAATACAAAAATATCAACTAGTAATTTTGGAATTAAAGGCTTTGGCCAGGTATCAAATAAAATACTGCTTGATGCGTCATTTGGAGGTCAAAGTAGGATTACCCCAGAAAGCTTTTTACCTACATCCGAATTGACTGTTCAAAATGCTTCTGTTGATCAAAATCCAGAGTTTTATACATTACCAAGAGTAGTGCATACGTATCAAGCTAATATTGTAATAGAACAAGGATTAGATAAAGATCCTATACGTGGAACCGTGACTAGCAGTAGTCAAAGAGAAACTCCTAGTCAGGTTATAGGATTAAGTAGTGCAGGAAGAACTGTACCCGATACTGCTGAGTTTCCTAATCTTGATTCATTATTGGATGCTGGATCACTACCAATATCTGTAGTGCAAAATTTTCCTATTAGAAAAGGCGGTCATTCTATTGTTTTAGATGACGGAGATGTTTATGGGCAAAATAATTTAGTGAGAATACGCAGTAGCGGAGGTCATCAAATTTTAATGCACGATACTGAAAACATGATGTACATCATTAACAGTAAAGGTACAGCATGGATTGAGTTAACCACAGATGGGAGTATTAACATCTTCAGTGCTAGTAATGTAAGTTTGCGATCACAGCAAGATATAAATTTTCATGCAGATCGTGACATCAATTTTTATAGTGCAAAAGACATTAAATTTTATGCTAGCGGAAATATCAGAAGTGAAACGTCATCATACACTATTACAGCCGGTAAAGAATATTCACTCAATGCAGGAAATGTAGGTATTAGATCTGATACTAGCATTTTAAACAAATCTATCACATATGGAATTTTAACCGACGGTGATGTGAAAATAAAAGGAAGAAACATTTATCTTAATACAGATAGTCAAATCCCCGTAGAACCGCCAAAAAATGAAGATTTTGGCTTTTATGAACAGGGCAATGTCAAGTATGATAAGTCTGCTAATCTATGGACCATAGATTCAGAAAAATTTGAAAGCATTGCACCATTTACACCAACTCATGAACCATGGCAGAGAAAAACCGGAGTGTTTAAAAATCCTGATGGTACAGTTGTAGGCAAAACATCTTAAAATACCGATCCGGACTAGGAATAAAAAAATGGCAGATATTGGAATTGATGAAGCAAAAAAAAATGCAGTGATAAATCCGGCTAGTAGGATAGTATTAGGCAATCTCACTTTTCCTAAAGGGGAAACGATTAATTCTGTAAAAGAAAACATACCTAATTTAAATAAATTTGAAACAAAATGTTTAGCCATTCAACTAGGACAACTTGAGAGTAACAATAACACCAAATTAGCTACAGTAGGTAAGCCAGAATTAGGTATATTCAAAGCCAACATTAACGCTAATACAATAATATCTCATTGGGGGATGTATTATGCAAATATTGCCACAGTCACTATAACTAATTCTGACCATAGCGACTTAAAAGTAGGAATGGTGGCAAATATTGTTAATCCAAGCACAGGAGCCTTTGGTAATAATTCAGTAATAGTTGAAAAATCAGTTAGTGGCAATATAACAGCGGGCAATTTTATTCCCGGATGTACCTACACTATTTCAAGTATTGGAACAACAGACTTTACTGCTATTGGAGCTTATAGTGCATCAATTGGCGAAATTTTTATTGCTAATGCAGTTGGAATAGGTACCGGTACAGCTATTGGTTCAAATAATGAAATTATTCTTAAAAGTAATCATACTATAACTGGAAATGTAACTTTCACTGTGAGTCCTTTAAAACTAGGAAGATATCAGATAAGCCAGTGGTTGTTAATAAATTACGGCTATTTAGATAACAACGGCAATTGGACAGATAAAGATAACATAGATACTACTGATCTTTTCCTTTTAAGCGACCAGATTCAGAACAACATTATGTACCAATTTCTAAAAGAAAATTATGTGAAACTTATAAAAGCAGGAGCAATAAAGACAGGGGATACGAAAGATATAGTTGCAGGTATGCTATCTGTAGCGTATCAATATCAAGACTTAGGTAATCCACAATTAGGTCAGACTGTTTCTAATTCAAATGGAGTATTAAATATTGAAAATTACTCAATAGCTACAAAAGCTAAAGTCTGGCGCGAAACTGGTCAAACTGTAGATAGTCAAAATCGTCCAGGGCATATTTACTTTAATGCAGGTAGATATGCAATAAGCAATCTTGGCGCTGATATTGTAGAATAAATACATTTATGGCTATTAGATATAAGGGATTTAGCACAATTGACCAAAGTAAAAAATTTAGGTTAACTGATTTAGATCTTGTAAAAAGAGACTTACTTAATCATTTTGCAATTAGAAAAGGCGAAAAACTAATGAATCCAAATTTTGGTAGCATTATTTGGAGTATGTTGTTTGAGCCTTTAACTGCAGATGTTAAGGCGTTGATAGTGGAAGATATTAAAAGAATTGTTAATTACGATCCTAGATTAAGAGTTGATAATGTTTTAATTGATCAACTTGATATTGGCTTTCAAATACAACTTGAACTTGTGTTTTTACCAGAAAATTTAAGCGACGTTTTATTACTCAAATTTGACAGAGAATTAAATTCTCTATCTCTATCATAAAAATACCATATTTTTTTATCGATAAATACTAGAACACGGGTATTTTTATGGCCATTACTACAAGACAAACTAGCTTACTAGTTCAACAAGATTGGACTAAAATCTATCAAACTTTTAGAGAAGCTGATTTTCAAAGTTTTGATTATGAAACTTTGCGTAAGTCAATGATTGAATACTTACGCACGTATTATCCTGAAGATTTCAATGACTTTACTGAAAGCTCCGAATATATTGCATTAATTGATCTTATAGCGTTTTTAGGACAAAGTTTAGCATTTCGTGCCGATTTAAATGCCAGAGAAAATTTTATAGATACAGCAGAACGTCGTGATAGTATTCTAAAGTTAGCTAGATTAGTAAGTTATAATCCTAAAAGAAGCACACCTGCAGCAGGTTTTCTTAAATTTGACAGTGTAAGCACATCAGAATCTATTCTTGATAGTGCTGGTATTAATCTTAGCAACACAGTTATCAATTGGAATGATACAAGTAATGAAAATTGGTTAGAACAATTTACTGCTATATTAAACGCTTCTTTGATAGCTTCGCAGGCTATAGGAAAACCCGGTGGTTCCAAAATCTTAAGCGGTGTGCGAACAGATGAATATACCATTGATATTATTGCAGGTGTAACTCCTACATATCCATATACTTCTTCCATAGCAGGAGTATCTTATCCTTTTGAAATTGTAAGTGCAACAAGCTCTAACCAAGAATTCATTTATGAATCTACTCCTAGACCTGGCGGTGCTTTTAATTTTTTATATAGAAATGATAATCAAGGAAATGCAAGCAATAATACAGGTTATTTTTTCTATTTTAAACAAGGCACATTTGCCAGTTTGGACTTTACAATAACTGAAAGTTTGCCAAATAGAATAGTTAATATTAATTTTGATAATATAAACAATACAGATGTATGGTTATTTTCTTTAACTTCAACTAATACAATTAATGATCTTTGGACTCAAATTCCTGCGGTGAATGGTGTAAATGTAATTTATAATAATGTAGAAGATAGAAATTTATACAGTGTTGCAACTAGAGCGAATGATCAAATTGATTTAGTTTTTGGCGATGGGTCTTTTACTAACATACCTGTAGGGAATTATAGGCTTTATTACAGAACAAGCAATAATCTAACATATAAAATTACTCCTGACGAAATGGCAGGTATTACAATTAATATCCCGTATCGAGGAAGAACAGGAAGAGCAGAAACTCTAACGATAAGAGCAAGTCTTCAATATACAGTCACTAACGCTATTTCAAGAGAATCTTTAGACAGTATCAGAACTAATGCTCCGCAACAATACTATACACAAAATAGAATGGTAACAGGTGAAGATTATAATGTCTTACCTTTTACTTCGTTCAATAATATCCTTAAATTAAAAGCAACAAATAGAACTAGTTCAGGTATAAGCAGATATTTAGATGTTATTGATGCAACAGGAAAATACTCCAGTACAAATATTTTTGCTCAAGATGGTATAATTTATAAGGAAAGTTATCAGGAAACGGAAAATTTTCAATTTACAAGCACCACCGAGGTTAATGCAATAGTTAGAAATACTGTAAAGCCATTGATATCTGGAATTACTACCAGACACTTATATTATGAGACTGCTACTCGCACCCAACCATTAGGTGCGTCTATAGTTGCAAGTTCAATGGTGTCTGGAAAAGTTTATAAAATACTAACAATTGGAACTACTGATTTTACAAGTTACGGTGCATCTCAAAATACAGTTGGAACAATTTTTGTTGCGACTAGTGCCGGCACTGGCACAGGAACCGTAGGTATATTAGGAACTTGGACACAGACTTCAAATACAGGTAGCAGGAGTTTGGGTTTATTTACAAGTCCGAGCTACACTTTCTTAGTGCAAGGAAGTCTTGTTAAATTTATTGCTCCTGAAGGCAAATATTTTGATGCACAAAATCAGCTACAAACAGGAACTATATTAACTGAATATCAAAAGAGCAGCCTATGGGCTAGTATCATAAATTATGATACTCCGGGTCTTACCGAAACTGCCACACTGAGTGCGGTGATTCCGACAGGCGCTATAATAAGTGAAATAATTCCTGTGTTCGCCAATGACTGGTCTGAATCTTTAATAAATGATATTATTTTACAAGTTTTAAGCTATAAAACATTTGGTATAAGATATGATATTCCTACAATGTCATGGAAAATTGTAGAGAGTCAAAATCTTGGCGATGGTGAATTTAGTTTAACAAACGCTGGTAGTACAGCAGGAACCGCACTTGATGACAGTTGGTTTTTAAAATTAAGTTTCTCAGCTGGTGAATACACAGTGGTAAGCCGTGGAATAAATTATTTTTTTGAAAGTGAAAGAGAAACAAGATTCTATTTTGACCCAGACATCAGAGTGTATGATAGTAGAACAGCAACAACTTTAATTGATAGTATTAAGGTACTAAGGACAAATACTGCACCTGATACTAGTAATGCTTTATTTTATAGTCAGATTTACCGTATTTGGGGTAGAGCAATAGGCTCAGATGGAGTAGATGATAATAGAAAAATTAAAATAACTTTTCCTGATGATAACCTAGATGAAGTACCAGATAATCCAGATTTGTTTCTTGAACTAGTAGCACCTTCGACAAATCCGCAAAATAAAAATGTTTTTTTTATTCAATCAACTGACCAGTTTAATTTTTTAATTTACAATCCGGTTGATCCTGATTTAGTTGTAACTGCATACAACACAAAAATTCAAATCATTGATAATATTACATTATATGCCAGCGGAACTATATTTTACGCAGTCGAGGGCGATACAACAGTGCCAGCACTGAATGTTCCGACATTTTATCAGTCTAATGGACCTATATTAAACGTTGTTACTAATTACATTGCGCGAGTTGGTAGGCAGTTTTTACAATTTCAATACAAACACAATGCACCTAATAATCGAAGAATAGATCCTAGTCCTAATAATCTAATTGATTTTTACATTTTAACAAAAACATATGCCAACGATTATGTAGCCTATATAACGGATACCAGTGGAAAATTATTGGAGCCCAGTTCGCCGACCATAGATGAACTTAAAACTGAGTTTGGATCAATTGAGTCATTTAAGACTATTAGTGATAGCATAATTTATAATCCAGCTGTATTTAAACCATTATTTGGAAATAAAGCCAATCCTGCATTAAGGGCAACATTTAAAGTAATCAAAAATCCAAATATTGTAATTAGCGACAACGAAGTTAAAAGTCAAGTAGTTGGTGCAATAAACACATATTTTGATGTTAATAATTGGGATTTTGGCGAAACATTTTATTTTAGTGAATTGAGTGCGTATCTGCATTCTGTTCTAGTTCCTAATGTTAGTAGTATAATCATTGTTCCGTCGAACGTTGAGAGTCAATTTGGTACATTATATCAAATTAATGCGGATCCAGACGAAATATTAATAAGTGCAGCAACAGTAGATAACGTGCAAATTATTACCGCTATTACTGCTGCTCAGTTGAACAATTCATAATTATAGGATTAGAAATGGCGGTTTTCAAAACATTACAATTTTTACCTGAAATTTTTAGAACAGATCCAAATAAAAAGTTTCTAAATGCTATTACGGATCAATTGGTCAGCGAACCAGATTTAATAAAAGTTAATGGTTATATTGGTAGAAAACTTACACCCGCATATAAAAATTCTGATAGCTATATTACTGAACCAACAAAGCAACGGCAGGATTATCAACTAGAACCTAGCATTAACATCAAAGATAGCACAAACAATAATTTGTTGTTTGCTACAACATATTCTGACATTATAAACAAAATTGCCTATTACGGAGGATTAACAAATAATCATAGTCGATTATTTGAAAATGAGTTTTACTCTTATGATCCTAAAATTGACTTAGATAAATTTGTCAATTATTCTCAGTATTACTGGTTAGAAAATGGACCAGACGCAGTAATTGTAAGCAACAGCGATATTCCACTTGAAAGAACATATACAGTACAATTTGATACTGTTTCACAAACATTTAGATTTGATGGATATGGGAATATATCTAATCCGTTTCTTTCTTTAGTAAGAGGCGGCACCTATAAGTTTGTAATTAATTCACCAGGTAATAAATTTTACATTCAAACGGCTCCTGGGGTTTCGGGAACAAATAGTAATTCTCCTAATCTTACTACACGATCGGTATTAGGAGTAGATGATAACGGAGTAGATGTTGGCACCCTAACATTCATCGTGCCTCCAATAGACTCCCAAGTTGAATGGACTTCGATGCCATTAGTTGGAAGTGTTGAATTTGCCACAGCCTTAAGTTATCGAGATTTACAAGGTGTTTCAATTGAAGATTTAGATTTTACCCTAGGAGGAATAGACGGACCTTCTACCTCATTGGATGGCAAAAGATTAATTTTTATTAATAATGAGTTTAGTGATACGGAATTTTGGTCAGATGCACCTATTTCAATTCAAGGTGGTGTTGTTTATCAAGCTAATTATGATATTACTAACTTTGACCAAGATAGTTACCCCTATGATCCTGCCGATGATGTTCCGTTTGGCGAAAGAAACGACATTTTTCAAATAAGTGTTTTACCGGACGCTTTTGGTATAGATAGGATAGTTTTACAGCCTATAATTGGAGTCAATGATGAATCTAAGGTTAGAGTAACATCTGGTGTTAATAATGTAGGTAAAGAATTTTATAGTAGGCGAGGCATATTAAATCAAGTACCAGATATCAGCTCGCAGCTTGATATATTATATTATCAAAGTGATGTCAGCGATAGTGCAGTCGGAGCAATTCAAATTTTTAATGTTGCTAATGATTCAATTGACCCTGCACTTAAAATTATAGGACAAAAAAGTTATAGAAGTCCCAATGGGATTATATTCACAAACGGTTTAAAAATAACTTTTGATTCTACAGTCACTGAACCATATGCAAATAAAACTTTTTATGTTGAAGGTGTTGGCGAATCTATAAAATTAGTTTTAGCTTCCGACTTAGTAAGTCCTGAATTAAATAATGATTTATCAAATCAAGATTATTTGACCATTAATAAAAGCAGTCAAGATTTAAATGCTTGGTCTAGAAGTAATAGATGGTTTCATGTCGAAGTAATTGAAAAGACAGCACAATATAATAATGTTGATTTAATTGTTGATCAAAATTTAAGAGCCCAAAGACCTATAATTGAATTCAAACCAAATTTTCAATTATTTAATTTTGGAGCCGTAGCAAAAGCTCCGGTTGATATACTTGATGATATCATTACCAATGCATTTAGCCAGGTACAGGGTGTTTTATGCACTTCAACTACACAATTAACTATTACTGTAGGTGATAGATCAGTAACATTAACCGACGGCGATAGGGTAATTTTCAGCGAAGATGAAAATTTGCAGGTAAGAAACAAAATTTACAACTTCAGTATAGAAGTAACAAAAGATACTCCATTACCTTTTGTTTATAGAGCTTACATAGAAGAAGCTGCGGATGCTAGTGTTTCAACAAATAACACGTTAATTGTTAAAAAAGGAACCAACGGTACTAAGCAATGGCACTTTAACGGTAATAGTTGGGTTTTGTCACAGCAGAAAACATTAATAAATCAGGCTCCAAAATTTGATATCATTAATGACGAAGGAATAAGTTTTGGGGATCAGTCTGTTTATCCTGGATCAAATTTTACAGGCACTAAAATATTTTCATACAAAGAAGGATCGGGTAGTGTTGATGCTGTACTAGGCTTTCCACTAAGTTATAAAAATCTATTTACACAAGGCGATATTCAATTTGAAAATAACATTGAACTTGACGAATTCAATTACATACTTTCATCCGGAGTAACAAACAGTATTCCAATCAGTTTAGGACTTTTACAACAAAATGTAAATCTAACATCAAGCATTCGCACAAATATTTGGGCAATCAATTCTTACTTTAGTAAGCAATATCAAGTATTCACATTTAATTATGATGGCAGCACTAATTTATTTTTTGTTGATATTCGTCCTGATCGAGATGTAGATGTTCCTAATACTAAAATTGTAATTAATAAAAGGTTATTAAGCAGTGATAAGCATAAGTATGCCGATGTTGTTGATAAACTTGCTATCATAATTGACCCTACAGAACTCACTGTAGGAGATACTGTTTTTATCAGCATTTACAGTTCAACTTCAGTGTCAAAATTAGGATTTTATCAAATTCCCGTAAATTTTGATATTAATAGTTTGAATATTAATTTACAAAACTTGACACTAGGGCAGATAAGAAATCATCTCATTGAGACTAGTTCTAATACTAAGAACGTTGTAGGTGCTGTGCCAGGTAAAAGTAATTTGAGAGATTTGTCTTACAGTAATTTTGGAGGCAGTATTTTACAGCATAGTGCGCCAATGATATATGCTGGTTTATTTTTAAATCACCCGGTTATGAATTTTGCTAATGCATTACAATTAGCATCTAAAGAATATACACAATTTAAAATTAAATTTTTAGAATTAGCTAGTAGTTTAGACTTGGATAGATCAAACGTAGCAGGAAGTGTTGATACTATTATGTCGGTAATCAACAATGTAAAAAATGATAGTTTTCCTTATCATTATAGTGACATGGTACCTCACGGAGAGGCCGATAAGGTAGTTTTACCTAACTATGTTGTATTTGATACTGATATTCGTGCATACGAAATAACAAATATTTTTAATGATACCGTTGCAAGTAATAAAGCTGTATATGTTTATGTGACACGCCAACTTGAAGGGCAAACTACTACTTTTTTACTTGTTAAAGGACAAGATTATTATTTTGATCAGACTAGGCCAGCAGTAGTAATTCAAAATAGTTACAATCTTTTGTACAATGATATTCTTACTATTGTGGAATACAACAACACTGACGGTAGTTATGTACCAGAAACTCCTACAAAGTTAGGATTGTATCCAAAATATGCCCCGGTAAAATATTTAGATGATACTTATAGAACACCTATACAAGTGATTCAAGGACATGATGGAAGTATTACTCCGGCGTTTAATGATTATAGAGATGATTTATTAATTGAATTAGAAAGAAGAATTTATAATAATTGTAAAATTCATTATGATCCTATTAACTTTAATCTAAATGATTATATTCCGGGTAAATGGAGAATTACTGATTATAGTCTAAAAGAATATAATCAACTATTAACAAAAAGTTTTTTAAAGTGGGTCGGAACTAATAGAGTTGATTTTACTACAAATAACGTATTTAATTCATCGGATGCTTTTACATGGAATTATAAAAAATTACGTGATGTCGTAAATGGAGAAAATTTACCTGGTACATGGAGAAGTATCTATAGATATTTTTACGACACTGATAGACCACATACACACCCTTGGGAGATGTTAGGATTTAGTGAAAAACCAGATTATTGGGAATCTCGATATGGTCCAGCTCCATACACCGGAGGCAACTTTACTCTTTGGAACGATTTAGAAATAGGTTACATTCATGCAGGTCCTAGAGCAGGTATTGACTTTAGATATAGTCGGGCAAGACTTATAGGCCCAGACGGAAAACTAAGTCGTAGAGGTTTAACTGACATTATACCTGTAGATGATAATGGTAATCTGCGCAATCCAAAATTTCTAGTAACTGATTTTACTAGTGATATGGGCAATCTAAGTTATGCTGTTGGAGATATAGGACCTACAGAACTAGCCTGGCGTAGGAGCAGTGATTTCCCGTTCGCTGTACAACTTGCAATGGCATTAGGAAAACCTGCAAAATATTTTTCTTTACTTGTTGATCTACAAAATTATTTCAGAAGCACAATTACTGGTCAATTTATAAACAAAGAATTTAACTTGCATTTACAGCCAAACTTCATAAATGTTAATGGTTTTGTAAATGATTCTGGTGAAATAGTTCGTTCGGCTGGCTACATAAATTGGATACGAGATTATGTAAAAAATACCGGGGTTGAAGATGCCAGTGGTTTAATAAAAGAAAATTTAAGTTCTATATCGGTTCAGTTATCTTACAGGATGGCGGGATTTTCGGACAAAAAATTTATAGAACTTTTAGCTGAACAGTTAAGTCCTAGTAGTATCAATGATAGTGTAATAGTTCCTGAAGAAAATTATTCTATTGAACTATACAAAGGGTCGCCTACAAATAAATTAATTTATTCAGCTGTAATAATCGAACGTTCGGCTGCAGGATATACAGTAAGTGGATTCAACACTAACAATCCATTTTTTACTATAATACCTAGTCAAATAAACAGCAATGCTTATACAATAGAAATTTCAGGGCAGCGCGGAACAATTTATAGAGATGCAACAAATCAGGTAATATCTGTGCCTTATGGAACAGAATTTAATTCCACTCAACATATTATAGATTTTCTAGTCAGCTATCAAAGATATTTAGAAACTTTAGGATTTATATTTGATAATAGAGACAATCAGCTTAATTCGATCAAAGATTGGGTATTAAGTGCCAAAGAATTCCTACACTGGTCTGTACAAGGTTGGAAACCGGGAAGTGTAATAGTATTAAGTCCAATATCAGATTCTATTACTGTAAAAAGTCAAAATGAAGTTGTAGATGAAATTACTAACATTTCCGGAGACAGTAGAGTTTTAGATATTAATTATCAACCTATTAAGAAAAACAATTTTAGTGTCTATCGAGAAGATAATGTTTTTACTTTAAAATCTTTAAAAGAACAAGTTATAGGATTAGCTGAATTTAATTTTGTACAATATGAACATCTTTTGTTATTAGATAATACAACGGTATTCAATGATATTATCTATGTTCCCGAAACAGGTAATAGACAATATAGGTTAAGATTAGTGGGGGCCAAGACTAATCAATGGAACGGAAGTCTTGAGTTACCGGGGTACATTTACAGTGATAAAAACGTTGATGAATGGCGGCCGGGTCAAGATTATCTCAAAGGATCTATTGTATCACTGAAATTTAGATTTTTTACTGCTCTAGAAAATATTACTGCCTCTGACCAATTTCAAACATCAAAATGGCAACAAATAAGTGAAAGTGAATTAAGATCGGGTATAATTAACAATTTTGCCACTAATGCAAGCAGTTCATTGAAATTTTATGACATTAATGATCAGCCGTTAGATGAAAAGGTGCAATTATTCAGTAATGGCTTGATTGGTTTCAGGCCCAGGGAATATTTTTCAAATTTAGGTATAGACGTTACAACACAGTCTAAATTTTATCAGGGTTTATTAAAACAAAGCGGAACTCAGAATGCAATAAACGCTCTTAAAGGGGCGCAATTTAATAATTTAAACACCGAGTTAGATTTTTATGAAAATTGGGCTATTCGAGTTGGCGAATATGGAGCATTATCTTCTAATAGATTTATTGAATTTATACTATCAGACAATAGTTTTAAAAATAATCCAACAGTATTCCGTGTAGTTGATGATTCTGAAAATAATGAAACTGACATTACAACCTTTAAATTTGCAGATGTTTATAAACAAAATGGCACTTTTACACCTAACTTTCTTAGAAATGAAACTAGAGAAGAACCGGCAGAGTTAAGACCTTTACCTTCTGCAGGTTTTGTTAATCGAGATGACGTAAATGCAGCAATTTATGATATCACTGATTTTGCAAGTTTTCAAAATATATTAGACGAAATCGGTAATGGGTACACTATTTGGGTAGCAAAAGACTATGATAATCAATGGAATGTATATAGAGCAACTGGATTACAAGGATATGCTTATCTATTAAAATCTAATTTAGGCGAAATAGCAGAATTGTCAATAAGTGCAGAACATGGATTAGTCGAGGGTGATACAATAATACTTAAAAACTTCGATACACGTTTTAATGGAATTTATCGAGTATATGGTATAGTTGATAGTAATAGGATTTTAATTTTAATTGTTAATAACCTTCAAGTATTGTTAGACGCCGAAGAAATTGTAAGTCAAGGGATTTTACTAAAATTACAAAGCAGTAAATTAGAAACTCCAATTGATGTTGTTAATTTATCACCGTACAACGGATGGTTAGAAAACGATAAAATTTGGGTTGAAAATCTTGATAACGAAGGAAATTGGGCAGTTTATAATAGAAGTAATCCTTGGCAATATCAATCAAAATTACTGTTAGGACAGAGTCAATATACAGGCAACGACAACTTTGGTAAGTCTGTAGCCACAGACAGCAATGCACTTTATTTATATGGAGGAGCTCCTTATAGTGGAACAGGCAAGGTAAGTGCTTTTACAAAAAATATTATTACTAATGGGTTCGATGCATATGGTTTTGTAACATCGAGTAATTCTAACGTACAGGCTTTTGGTAAGAAAATAGCAACAGCTACCGTTGAAAGTTCAAGTTTTTTAATTGTAGGCGCACCAGAATCTTTAAATTCTACCGGAGCGGTATTTGTATATGAAAATCAGATATTATTACAAGTTATTACAAATAGTGTTCCTAACTTAAATGACAAATTTGGTTCGTCGTTGGCACTGTCGGACGATGCTAAGTTTCTATATATTGGTGCCCCAGGCGCAAACAAAGTATTTTGCTACACTTTAAACTACCCAAGAACGACCGAAGGTCAGACAGTAAATGGTGATGGTACTACAACTTCATTTACATTATATAAATCAGTAACAAATGAAAATAGTGTATTAGTAGTAAAAATCATTGATAATAGCGAATATTTTCCTCATATTGATTATAGCCTAAGTAGTTACACCAGTGGTGTTAATACTTTTACTTTCACAGGACTTCCTCAATCAGATATAAAATCTTACAATAATGTAAGCACCACTGGCGGAACAGGAACTAATGCAAGATTTAATGTAACCTACCGATTAACTGGCCCCGGCGAAGCAGAACTATTTGAAATAGGTAAAACTTATGTTATTGCTGAAGTTGGCGACACAGACTTTACATTAATAGGAGCCGCTTCAAATACTATTGGAGTAAGCTTTACTGCCACTGGTGTGGTTCCCGGATTAACCGCAGCAATTCCGTCTGGAGGAAGTTATACCACTGGTAAGGCATACGGAATTTTTCTAACTTTAAGTAATGCCGGCACCTCTTACCTTAGTACTAACACACTAACTATTTTAGGAACAAATTTAGGCGGCACAAGTCCCAGCAATGATATAACTGTTACAATTACTACCGTCGGCAACGGAAAAAATGTTGTTTTTACAACTGCACCCATTAATAATCTTGAAATAATTTTCATACAAAGAGAAAATCATTATGAATTTTTAGATACCTTGCCTCTAAATAGCGAGTCTGCAGCAGGTTCCGGATTCGGATCATCGGTGGTTTGTAATTCAGACGGATCTACAATTGCAGTTGGTGCCGAAAATACAACTGTAAATGATTTAAGTAATTCAGGGGCCGTCCATGTCTATCATAGAACAACAATTGAATTTACTACAGATGGTTTAACAAATACATTTGCTACGCCCGATCCATTAAATTCTGTCTATAGGGTTTATTTAAATAATTCTTTAATTTATGATTCAGTGGCTTTACAATATAATCCTTTTGGATATGTTCCTAGTTACTTTTTGGTTGATGCCCAAACTATTCAGTACGGTGGCTTTGGAATTCCAAATTTAGAACAAGGAAACATTGTTAAGATTGAAACAAATCAATTTATTTTTGATCAAACATTATTTCAAACAGAAACAGGGATTGTAGGAAGTCGTTTTGGATCTCAATTAGCAATGTGTAACAGTGGTTGTAACATTTACGTGTCTAGTCCTGATTATTTTACCGCCAGTTATAGCTTTGGTTTAGTAACTAGATTTCTAAATGTTGGTAGAGTATATGGAGAAATCGCAGGAACCAGGGTATTCAATACACTACAAGGAGTAACAAACGTGTCAGTGGGTTTGTCCTATCAAATTAGTGAAATAGGAAATACAGATTTCATTGAAATAGGAGCGTCGCCTAGTGCAGAAGTTACAGGATCAATTGCTGGAACAGTTTTAACAATAACCGCTGTAACCACTGGTTCGGTTACTTTAGACACTTATATTAAATCGCCTACTATTATTCCTTTTACACAGATTTTAGAACAGCTAACAGCAACTAATTCTCCAGCAGCAACAACAACCGCTACTGGAAGTTTTGGGGACAACAACTTTACTGTAGCTTCTGTAACTGGAATTGTAGTTGGACAATTTATTTCTGGAACAAGTATTCCTGTAAATTCATATGTCGTTAATATAGTTCCGGCAACATTAAAAGTCTTTATCAGTACTAGTTTGTTAGGATCTATTATATCTTCAACAGTCAATTTTTACACTAGAGGAAGAACGGGTACTTATTCCATTTCGCAAACTCAAAGCACAAGCTCAGGAACTATATTATTGCAACCAGTAGTAGGAACAATTTTTAAAGCTACATCGACCGGTTTAGGAAGTGGAAAAGTGGTAGGTGCAGTATTTCCAGGAGAAATTATCTTTATAAACAATAGACAAGTAAGTTTTTCCGGCGGCACTTTAGAATCAGTAGTTTTAAATATCAATGCAGCTGAAATACCAGGCGTAACAGCTTTTGAAGAAGAAAACAAGATTAAAATTGTAAGTGATGTTGTAGTTGCCGCTGACAAACTAAACGTTGTTTCTGGCAATACAGGAACACCTTTGCATGATCTTGGAATTGAAATTAATATCTACGCTCAATCTCTGTTTCATCCAGAAACAGTAGGAGAAACTTTTGGAACGGCTCTAGCAGTAGATCAGACTAATGAAACTCTTGTAATTTCAAGCGATGGTGCCGATATTGAAACAAAAATGCGATTTGATAGTTTTTTACCTAGTGAAACTATCTTTGATAGCAACAGTACAAACTTTATTTCATTAATACAAGATAGTGGCGCAGTTTATATCTATAATATAATGAATAATCCATTTCAGAGTGCAGATAACCCTAACTTATATGCCTATACTCAAAAATTGTCAGCGGCTGTTCTTACTGGATTTAATTTTGGTGCTTCGATTGATATTAAAGCAAAAAATTTAATAGTTGGAGTATCAAATGATGCCGGTGTTGTAGAAGAAGGCGGAAGTTTATTTTATTACTATAACGAAAATTTAGAGTCTGGGTGGAATTTAATAAGGTATAAAGAGCCAAGAGTTGATATTGGCGCAGTAAAAACTTCATACATCTACAATACTGTAAGTCAGAGCATCATTGATTTTTTTGATTATTTAGATCCTATTAAAGGAAAATTATTAGGGGTAGTTGATCAAGAGCTAGATTTTAAAGAAGAGTATGATCCAGCAAGTTATAATCAGGCCACTAGAATAGATACAATTAATAATAAAACTTTTTACTGGTCTGACAGACAAGTTGGGAAAGCCTGGTTAGATTTATCTACTTTGAGATTTATTGATTATGAACAATCTAGTTTGCAATACAGAGTAAAAAATTGGGGTGATTTATTTCCTGGCAGTATCGTTTCTATATATGAGTGGGTAGAAAGCGATTTTCTCCCAAGTCAGTATGTCGACGGTGTAGGTGACGGAGTGCCTAAATACCAAGATAATAGTGCATACTCATCTGTAACACTTGTTGATCCAGTAACTGGTATTATTTCTCAAAAATATTACTATTGGGTCAAAGATAAAACTGGAGTAGATCCTGTAAAAACAAAACGTCGTTTAAGTGTAAAGGCTCTTGAATCCTACATTTTAAATCCTAAAGACCAAGGAATACCTTATCTTGGATTACTTTCAAATAATGCAGTGGCATTATACAACATTACAAATAAATTAGTAGGCGAACAAATCGCTGTGCATTTAGACACTCCGGTTGATCGTAATACATCTATCATACATAATGAATGGCAACTAGTTCAACAAAATGCAGGTGCAGAATCTATTCCGGCACGAGCTATACTAAAGTTGCGAGATAGTCTAGCTGGCATTGACCCTAATGGACAAATTGTACCTGATCCAAACTTAAAGGTACAAGACAAACTTGGTATTCTCAATTATCCAAGACAAACAATGGTCAATAACAGACTTGCTGCATTAGAAAATTTTGTAAATTTATTCAATGAAATATGTGCCAGATACCCAATTCTATTAGTTACAACACCTTCAAAATTATATTTGAATGATCCTTTACCTGCGAGCGGATTTGACGCCCAAACTGATAGTGTTTTGAATTTATCTTACATAGACACTTCGTCTTTTCCCAATGGATACAAAATACTGATTCCAAGTGATTCAACATATGAAGGAAAATGGGTAATTTACAGTTATAACTCAGCAAGCGATTCATTTGAATTATTCAAGGTACAGAGTTATAAAACTGATTTATTTTGGGATTCAAAAGTTTGGTACGATAGTACATTTCAAAACGGTAAAGATATAGATTATACACTAGAAATTTACTCAGATATACAGGCGATTACACCTGTTGAAGGTGAATACATAAAGATATTAGATGATGGTAATAATAAATGGTTACTATATGAAGTAAATGCTGACGGTTCATTAAATTTAATTGGAGCAGAAGCTGGGACACTTGAATTAAGTGCAAAAATCTATGATGTTTCTAGTGGTACAGGTTATGACACTGCTGTGTATGATTCTGTGGCTTATGATCCCCAACCAACATTTGAATTTCAAAATATATATGATAGCACCTATCAGCAAATTCTTATTAACAATCTAAGCTTCGAGTTTAACAAATTATTTTTAAATATTTTAAATTATATTTTTGTAGAACAAAAAGCTCCAGACTGGATTTTTAAGTCGAGTTTCATTGATGTATTTCACCGTTTAAGAACATTAGAGCAATTTCCAAATTATATAAGAGATAACCAAAGTTTTTACAATGATTATATTCGGGAAGTAAAACCCTACAGAACACAAGTAAGAGAATACGTACCAATCTACTATAGACAAGATACAACCATTGGAAACTGGACAGATTTTGATTTACCTAGTGCCTATGATAGTAGATATGGTACTTTTAGAAGTCCTAATATTAATTTAGTGTCAGACAGTTTATTGTTTAGTTCTAATTTGTATTCTGATTATGCAAGTAATTACAAATACAAAATAACTGATTTTATTATTAGTAATATTGGATTAGGTTATTCATTACCGCCAAATGTAGAAATCACCGGAGGCGGTGGATCTGGCGCCACAGCAATAACTAACTTATTTGGAAATGGTAAAGTTCAGTCTGTTACTGTAATTAACCCAGGATTTGGTTATACATCAACTCCAAATATTTTTATAAATGGCGACGGAGTAGGAGCTACGGCATATCCGTTAATAAAAAACGAGTACTATTCCTCAAATCCAGATTTAAGCTATAACTTAGTCAGAAGTATAGATGCCAACATTAAATTTGACAGATTGGCATATACTAGTAATTTAGTTTCATGGATTCCTAATACAGCATATGCCAATACAATTGTCACAACTGGTAATATTGTTAATGACACCGGTAATATCTATATAAGCTCTGGAAATATTATTGTTTATAACAATGAGGCGTTCTTGGCTATAAACGCAAATGTCTCTACAGAGTCAATTTTTGATTTTACAAGATTTGTAAAAATTGATAGCGGAAACGTTCTGTTAAATGCAATTGATAGAATAACAACATACTATAATCCTACCGTAGGTATGCCTGGAAAGAACTTTGAATTACTATTAGATGGTTTATCTTATCCGGGAACAAAAATACAAGGTCCAAATTATAGAGCCAATGCATTTACATTAACAAGCAACATTTTTTCATTTAGCTATGAAGGATTAACAATAAACAGTGGTAATATAGCAGCCATTGATTTTATTAAACGCGGATTTGAAGCAGATAAAACCATTAGAATTGAAGCAAATGTTCCATTTGAATTTCAAAATAATGGATTCTTTACAATACTAAGTGTCGATCGTGATTCAATGAGTTTAACCGGGCAACCAGTTGAAAGCACCTATAAACTGTATCTAGATAACAGTATAACCGCTACAGTAGGATCATATATAACACAGGCAAATTCACTGGCAAATGCCTATGTGCTACAATCAGTAACTAATTCTAATACTGTTGATGTAATTTATACAGTGCCTGGATTTACTGAATCTGCTAATCTTATTAGTATCAACGGCATAGTGCAATCGGCTAACGTAACAGATGTACAGGTAGGGGGTAACGTTGATTTAACAATAATTTATTTAGATCAACAATATGTTATTGATTCAAACATTTACTCAACATATCTTGATACTGAATTAGGAACTAGACCCGAAGATATTAACATTGTTGGTGGTGCATATATTGATATGTATTCTAGTCATGCTCCTGAAGAATTAATGCCTGGTACATTATATGATGCTTTAGAAATTAGAACATTTAGCAACACCGTTGGCAACACAGAAACTTACGGCTTCAGGGTATTCAAACCAATGAATCAAAATTTAATTTTCACAAGAATAAGTGAAAATGCAACAACAACTTTAGCTAGTAATTTGTTTTTGACTGATGATGAAATACTAGTTAGTGACGCTAGTAAATTACCAGAGCCTTCCCCAAGTCTTGG